ATGTCCAAGTAGGAAGTAGATTTGAAGAAACAGATACTAGAAAGATGTATCATTATGAAGAACAAGTTCCTGATTATGATTATACTATGACCACAGATCCTAGAACTAATACGTTTAATTCCAGTCTCTGCACAATTACTCATGCAAATTCTACGTTACAAATGAATCAAATAACTAATGGTGGAGCAGGTGGATCTGCTACATATATTGATTTAGGATCAAATTTATCAACTAAATGGGTAATGAGGTTTAAAACAAAACAAACTGCCTATACAAGTTATGCTGGTAATAGTCAATTCCAAGTAGGAATGTCCTCAGTTGCACCAACAAGTACAGCATACCAAATATCCTCTAGTCTTAATTGGATAGGAATCAGGTGGTATTTTGGAACTCAAATATGGTCAGGTGGTAGTAGAGTGGGAGTTGAACCAAGAATCAATCAAAATGCTGGAGATAATGATCATAACAATTCAACTTGGAATGGTAGTGGAAATGATCAGAGATTATATGGTAGTCCAAGAGAAGTAAGTGATACAACTACACCATATTACCATGAAATTATTTGGAATGTTGATACTTTCACATATAATCTATATGATAATGCAAATTATACTGGAACTAAATTAGCAACTGCAACAATGTCATCATCAACTAATACTCAATGGGTAACAGGAACACCGTCAAGTATATCAGGATTACGATATTTTGTATTCAAAGAGGGAGGAGATTCAAGTATGGGAGTTTGGGTAAATCAACTAGATGATGTTGAAATTTGGGATAATGTAACTTCTGTTCCAACAGCTACTCATTCATGGAGTGAGGAAGGAACATGACCATAGAATACAAAGATTCAAAACGAATTGTAGGATTATCAACTGATACTGTAGAAACATTGTCCTTTGAAGATGATTCTTTCTCAAGTGGGTGGACTCAAGCTGGAACTACAATAGTAGCAACAGGTGGACAAGCAGTAATTACAGCAGTTCCAAGAAATGCTGAACATAGAATTTACAAATCATTAGGATTAACAGTTGATAACACAAAGTTTATTCTTGACTTTAAGATAAATATATCTGCCATGACTTCACAATGGGGTGGTATTTGGGTAGGACTTACAGATGATACTACTTGGGTTGGTTCAAACTCAAATGACTTTTTAGGATTTAATATACATGATAATAGTGGTGGTACAACTGGAAAGATGAGAACAACTTATTCAAATGAGGGAACAAAGAATGTAGCAGGAAACTCAACTACAACAATTAGTTTTAATACAGATTATTATGTTAGAGTAATTAGAACAAGTGCAACAAATACAGATTGTTATGTATATTCTGATTCTGCAAGAACAACATTAGTAGAAAAACTACCATCATTAACAACATTACCATCTGGAGTAGATGGTCTTACACATATTCAGGTAACTTCTGATAATGGTGGTATATCTGCCACAGTAACAGGTGTAGTAGATGATATTAAATTATGGAGTGGAGTAACATCATTAACATCTAAACCAACTGACGTACAAGACAACTCCATCTTTGTAGAAACTGATACTGCTAGAAGATATTGGTTTGATGAAACAGGAACAACAATTAACTTTCCACCTGAAACAACAGTAACAGAATTTACAACTCAAGGAACACCTGATGATATGGTATTTTCACAAGATGGATTGCATTTATACACAGTAGATGGATCAGGTGCTTTAAGTTTAGGGGAATATACACTTCAAACAGCATGGGATATATCAACTGCAAGTCATACTAGAAATAAATCATTTTCATACGGTAGTTTATCAGGTGTATCAATTAACAATGATGGAACTAAAATTTATGTTGTTGATTATACAACTCAAAAATGCCATGAATTAGATTTAGGAACTGCTTATAATATTTCAACAGCAGTAGATAACGGTGTTTTTAAAAGTATAGGTGGTAGTGTTCCAACAGGGATTCACTTTAAACCTGATGGAACTAAAGCTTATGTTGTTGACCAAAACCCTGATCAACTTTATCAGTATTCTTTATCAACAGCATGGAATTTATCAACTTTGAATACTACAGCAGTTGCAACTAAATCATTATCTTCACAAAACCCAGAAGGAATGATTATGAATTATGCAGGAACTAAAATTTGGGTATTATACAACAGTAATGATACAGCAGAAGAATGGACACTTCAAACAGCATGGGATTTGTCCACAGCAACAGCAGGAACTACTTGGGATTTTAGTGGTGTTGCAAATACATTAAGTGGTGGAGATACAAACCCAGATGATAGTACAATTTATTTCCTTAATTCAACAGGAAAAGTATTAGAATATCCACCAACACCTGCTACTTGGACTATGCAACCAACATTTGAAGATGGGTTAACAAATTATTCAAGTACAAGTAGTTCTGTTGATTTAACAGGTTCTACATTATCAGATTCTTGGGTTTTTAGATTTAAACTAACAATGACAGCAAAGTCTAATGGTATTGTGTTCATGGTTCAGGATAATACATCTACAACAGTAACAACTCCTAGAGATGGTATAGGATTAAGACAAACTGATACTACAAACTATTATGATTTTGAAGGTTCAAACAATGTGGGTGGTAATGCTGGACAGTATGACCATAGGTTTTCTTCAACAGCACCTGCACTTGACACAAAATATATTCAGATAACAAGAATATCAGCAACTCAGGCAAAGATTGAATTTTATGATTCAACATACACAACAGTATCAGAAACATCAGGGGATATTACAATAGCAAATATTGATAACCTTAGATACTTTGTTGTATCAAGTAACACTTCAACATTCTCAATAGATGATGTTGAATTTTACAACGGAGTGACCACGATAAATTGAGCCAAGAATACTATGACCACTTAAACGAGGGGGAGAAATACTCATGCGACAAGTGCAACGTGGCAACCCTATCTGGTATAGAATATGACCAATATATCATCAATCAGTATCACTACTGCGAGGGTTGCTGGAACTATGTGCATCTCAAAAGGGGAACTTGCACTTGTGGAAACACCATGACCAACAGGAACGAGTATGCTAGTATCTTTATTAACTGTAGTTGTGGAAAAGAGGTAGAGTTAAAATGGTAGATTGGTTAGCAGGTAATAGGGTAAGAGGAACAAGTGCTGAACGTACCACATCAGCAGGATTTAATGATGTGGCAGCAATATCAGGTGGCTGGGTGGAACTTGGAAGAACTACATTAGGAAGTGCAAATGCAACCATTGACGTTACTTCATTAGCAGACAAAAGGTATCTTATGATGTTATGTACGTCAACTGGACAATCAGCAGGAGCTAATACAGGAAGTCAATTTAATGCTGATACAGGTTCTAGTTATTCTACAAGACGGTCAAATAATGGTGGAGCAGATTATACAGATATAAATTTTTCAGATATGGAAGCAGCTTCAACGGGTACAACTCCATACTTTCAAGTGGCATACGCTTCTAATCTAGCAAGTAAAGAAAAACTATTGCAATCATGGTTGATAGCACAAACAACAGCAGGGGCAGGAACAGCACCATTCAGAAATGAATCAGTTGGAAAATGGGCTAATACATCTAACGCAGTTTCATCTTATCAATGGATTACATCTACCTCTGCAACTTTTGACAGTGGTTCAGAAGTTGTCGTACTTGGCTGGGATCCAGCAGATACTCATACTACAAACTTTTGGGAAGAATTGGCTAGTGTTGAATTAGGAGTTGCAGGGAACGATCTTTCAAGTGGCACAATATCTGCTAAGAAATATTTATGGGTTCAAGCGTATGCCAAAGCAACAGGTGGAAACATCAATAATGGATTTAGATTTAATTCTGACACAGGTTCTAATTATGCAAATAGACGTAGTGTAGATGGAGCAACTGATGCAACACAAATAAATACTTCATCAGCGTGTGATGATGCAAATTTAGATAGTGCCTATGAAAGATTTTATAATATGTTTATTGTAAATAATTCATCAAATGAAAAATTATCTATCTGTCATGTTGTACAACAAAACGCATCAGGAGCAGCAAATGCCCCACGAAGGGGAGAATATGTTGGTAAATGGGCTAATACAAGCAACCAAATAACAGATATAACTTTACATAATTTTTCAGGTGGAAATCTTGATACAGGTTCAATAATAAAGGTATGGGGTTCTGACTAATGGCTTGGTCAAAGAACGGAACACCTGATACATTAACAACATCAGGAGATACTTTAACAATATCTGATTTAACTTCAACCAAATTTAATGTTGTTTTAACATATTTAACTGCATCTGGACAGATACAAACTGGTTATAGATTTGGCAAAACAACAATAGACACAGGCAGTAATTATGCTAGAAGAAGAAGTTATCAAGGTACAGCCGATTCAACATCTGTATCTCAAAGTGCATTAAATTATTTTGATGCTGCTAATCCTATATTTTCAGTTGTATATGTTGTAAATATTAGTTCTGAGGAAAAATTACTTATGGGCAGTTTGATAGGACAAAGATCAGCAGGAGCTGCCAACGCTCCTTCAAGAGATGAGATAACTGGTAAATGGGCTAATACTAGTAACCAATTTGACAACATTCAAAATTTTAATGCACAAACAGGAGACTATAACACAGATTCAAACCTTTCAGCATTAGGCTCAGATATGACACCAGCAGCGGTAGTACCTGCAACAATACTAGACGGACTAATCTTTGAGGAAACTGACACTAACAAACATTACATTTACACAGCATCAACTGACACATGGACAGAGATATGAAAATTTATATAAACAATGAGGATAATGGTAAATAATGGCAATTAAACACACCAAAGTAGCCACAACAGCAGATGATGGCACTAGTGAGGTAGGCACAAACGAGTGGAATGACAATCACACGATAGATAATGGCACTATTTCAAATGATCATTTGGCAGGAAGTATAGCACAAAGTAAAATTACCAATTTAACATCAGATTTGGCACTTAAATCACCACTAGCCTCTCCAACATTTACAGGCACAGTAGCAATACCAAACTATGCAGATGTAGAGTCTACCCTAGATGGAATAGCAACTAATGCTACAGCAGTTGCTTTAAAATCTCCTTTAGCTAGCCCAACATTCACAGGCACAGTCACCACAGCAGCAGTAGATGTGGCAGGTAATAATATAGATAATATTCAAAACTTAATACATGATACATCGGCAACTACAACAGCATTAGATTTTAGTGGAGACCAACTTCAAACTATTTCTATATCTGCAAATACTACATTTACCACATCTAACAGGGCAATAGGCAAGTCTAAAACAATTAAAATAACCACAGATGCTACTTTGAGAACTTTAACATTCCCAGCATGGAAATTTGTAGGAGCAAAACCTTCTGACCAAGCAGCTAGTAAAATAGGAATATTAACAATTACAGCATTTGGTTCAGCAGATACGGATATTGTAGCAGCTTACGCAGTTGAGGAATAATTAAAATGACTTCTTTAAAGAAGATTAAGGAATTTAAAAAACCGATGGATTTAATGAATATTGGATTTATTGGAGTAGTAGGAAATGCAAGTTCACCATTTATAGAAGCTACAGGTGGAACTATTGTAGAAGATGGAGATTATAAAGTTCATACATTTAATTCAAGTGGAAACTTTGATGTTACAAATCAGGGCGAATCACCTGATAATGGTTTAGAATATTTAATTATAGCAGGAGGAGGTGGAGGTAATGGCTCTACAGGGGGATCAGATGCAGGAGGAGGAGCAGGAGCAGGAGGAATGAAAACAGGAACTTTCACAGATATAATAGTTCAAAATTACACAATAACAGTTGGAGCAGGAGGAGCAGGAAGTAATTCAGCAGTTAATAATGGTGGTAATTCTACATTCAATTCAACTTCATCTACAGGAGGAGGTGGAGGAGGGCGTGGAGGTGTAGGAGGTTCAGGAGCAACAGGAGGAACCGGAGGTTCAGGAGGAGGAGCAGGAGGCTATCAAGGAACAGCAGGTTCAGGAACAGGTGGAGAGGGTAGTGCAGGAGGAAATGACCTTAATGGAGCAGGAGGAGGAGGTGGTGGTAAAACTCAAGCAGGATCTAACGCTCATGGTGGAACAGGTGGTAATGCAGGTAACGGAGGAGATGGAGGAGATGGTGGATCTTCATCTATTACAGGTTCTAGTATTATTTATGCAGGTGGTGGAGGAGGTGGAGGAGATTCTCGATTTGGTGGAGTTACAGGTGGAACAGGTGGAACAGGTGGAGGAGGAGATGGAGTTCCATATAATGGAACAGGTGGTAATGGTGTTGCTAATAAAGGTGGAGGAGGAGGAGGAGGTGGAGGTGGAGGAGCTTCCGGAACAGGAGGTAATGGAGGTTCTGGAGTTATAATTTTGAGGTATAAATTTCAATGAGTTCTACCTACTAAATTTTAAAAACATACAATAAACACGAAATTTATAAATAATAACAGATAATAATACTTATATATGGCTAAAATCGCACGAGTATTTCAGGACAATGTGTTCCAAGACAACTCATTTCAGGAGACATGGGGTCTGTCACCGTTCCAAAAGAATGTATTTCAGGGTGAAAGCATTGTTAAAATATTTCAGGATGACGTTTTTCAACTTGATGGATTATTTCAGAAACTAGAATATAGTGGATTTTTATATGATGTACCAGATATAGTAAACTTGGTAAAGATATTCAACGAGACATTACAACAAAGTGAAGCATTATTAAACAGTAGAGACAGATCGTTGTCAGTCAACGAGTCGTTGTCTATAGCAGAATTTGACGGGTTGGTAAGGGCAATCTTGTTGGCAATAAATGAGACATTGCAAACCACAGAAGGTGAGCAGCATAACATGACAATGTTCCGTTCAATTACAGACTCACTTCAATTAAACGAATCAAGTGCTAGAATAAAAGACATGGCTAGAATGATTAACGAGACAGAGAGTTTGGGTGAGGGTATAGATAGAATAAAGAACCTTGTAAAACTTATCACAGAGACACAAAGTTTGGGAGAAGCCAAGAATATGTTCAGAGAACTATTCCGTCATGTCAACGAGACAGAACAGTCATCAGAATCATTCAACAGGTTAATGGATATGGTCAAACTGTTCAACGAGACAGTACAGGAAACAGAAACCAACAACAGATACAGAGACATGACCAGAAGGTTAGATGAGACAATTCAGGAGACAGAGAATGTAAGCAGACTTGGTGGCATATTGCGTTCAATTGGTGATACATTATCACTTAGTGAATCACTTCTCAACCCAAGAGTTATGTATAGGACACTAAACGAGAGTGAATCTGTTGCAGAGTTTGATGGTAATGCAAGAGCAATGTTTAGAACTATAAATGAAATATTGAGATTAAGTGAGTCTGTATCAAGAGTTGGAGGAATAATAAGATCAATGAATGAAACGGTACAGACATCAGAATCATTCAATAGATTGATGGATATGGTTAGAGTATTCTCGTCATCTATTTCTCTCTCAGAGGTTACATCATCACCACGAACCATGTTCAGAATAAGCAACGACAACCTAAGTCTCAGTGAATTGATAAGCAGATTACAGAACCAAAGCAGATACATTGATGAATCAATATCTCTCTCAGAGGCAAACAACAGGCTTCAAGACATGGTAAGATATGTTAATGAATCACTTTCAATCAGTGAGTCACTTGCAAGATTCCAAGCAAAACTTAGAATATTCAATGAGACAATATCAGTTGCAGAGTTTGATGGTAAGGCTAGAATCATGTTCCGTGTTATAGATGAAACCTTACAGATAACCAAATCAATAAGCAGATTAAAAGGAATGTTCAGATACTCCAACGATGAACTACAGTCAACAGAATCAGAGAATCACAACATGGACATGTTCAGGGTCAGTAACGAGTCATTGTCACTATCTGAAACAAATAACAGGTTGATGAATATGGTTAGATATATTAATGAATCACTCTCATTATCAGAATCATTCAATAGACTAATGAACATGAGTAGATATGTGAACGAGAATGAGTCACTTGTAGAATTATCAAGTAAGTTTATGGTAATTATCAAGAGAGTCCTTGAATCAATGTCTATCATAGAATTTGAAGGTAAATATAGAAACCTTGTAAGAATAATCAGTGAAGTATTACGACTAAATGAAGTATCACAAAAGATTAGATGGGCTGTAGTAACTGTAACTAGAAGTGCTAGAATTAGAACTACATCAACCACAGCCAAACTATCTAAGGGTGAAGACACTACAAAGGGTGATGATAGATAATCTTTTTAAATAGTGAGGGTAATTATAAATCATGTCAATGAATCTTACTGGTAGAAACATAGAATACCTAGTAAAAGTAGGTGCTAGGTCACAAGTTGTTCTTAATATAACAGATTCTGTAGGAGTAATTAAGGATTTATCAGATACTAGTACATATGCCACAGCTACTTGGAAAGTATGGCAACCAGATGGTACTTTGTTAATTAATGGTAGTGCAACATATAGTAATAGATCAGCAGGAGAAATATCATACCTCTTAACAGCAACTGATACAGTCATAGCAAATAGTGGTATCTGGGAAGGAGAAGTCGAACTGTTTAACACAAGTGGGGTTATGACAGAACAATCGGAAACTTTTAATTTTACCATTGAGGAGAGTTACTAATGGGTTCTATAAAGATTCTAGTAGGTGGAGAATGTAAATTCTGTGGACATTCACAACAAACACATGAAGAAAATACAGGTTGTACACACCCAATACCTGAAACTGGTGAATCATCAGGTGATGGTGTATGTGGCTGTGAAAGAATAGGCTCATACTAAACATATATATAGTACAATCATTAATTCAACATATGTTAAAGATAGACGACATAAATGAGGAAGTCTATTTCCAGTTTAGAAGGTCTCAGATGGAGGCTATGCATACTGAAAGGCTTGGAGTAATTCACGTCAGTGACATAATCAAGCCATGTATGAGAAACGTAATTTATAAGAAGACCATGCCTGAAACTGGAATGAATACAGAAAATACAAAGTCATTATATTTTGGACAGGTTGTTCATAGCAATTCACAGGTGGCAAAGGATGAAAAATATCATGAAATGTTCTTTGCCTATGATTATGTAAGGGATGTATCACTAACCAGAGAGGAAGCCTTGGAGATACCAATAGAGGATGAGAGACATCTAGATATTATTTATGGAAGTGCTGATGATGTGTTGAAAATAGGTGGTAAATGGGTGATTTGTGACAAGAAGACAACAGGAAGTATTGACTATTTCAACAAGGCAACAGGAAAGGCTAGTGATTCTCACAAGGATCAGATCAACAGGTATAGGGTACTATTAAAGAAATGTTATGATATAGATGCAGAGTTTGGATGTGTAATTTACATTAGCAATAGAATAGAGAAAGACAAGAGGGACAAGCCAGCAATATTGTCATTCAAGTTAAGACCTGTTGAAGAGACGTTGGAAGACATGATTAACAAAAGTAGTATTATCAAAGATGCAATAAATAATAAAATATTACCTGAGAGAACAAAATGTTTCCTATGTGACGGTATGTGTGATTATGCAAGTATGTGTTTCACAGATGAAAGGTCAACATTCGATTGAAAAAAATCTTTAAATAATAGTGTATAAGAACTGTTATATAATGGACAAAAATGATAAAATTTTCAAAATTAAACCCATAGGTAACAAGAACATAGTCGTGGAAGACAAGAGAAAAACCATCTCACCATTTAACAGTGCCAAACATTTTAAGGATGCAAACATACCAGCACTTTGTGATCAATGTGCTTACAGATCGATTGACGGTGGTGGAAATGGCAAATGTCCTAAGTATGAAGAGGGAGCTGTTTGTGGGATTAGGAAGGATTTTATTAGTTTCATTAACGAGTTAGATACCAGAAATCCAGAAGACCTTAAAGGTATGATTGACATGGTTGCAAAACTTACATTTGAAAACGTGTTGATGACATTAACCCAAGCCAAGTTTGATGGCAATGTACCAGACAGAAACAGTAAGAGTGAAATTAATACTTTGTTAAATATTGTAAAATCCATGAATGACTTGAATAGTAAGATTACCATAACAGAGAAAAAAGAGTTCACAAAGGAGGGGGATATTAGCAATATATTCAGACAGATAAAAGCACAGAAATCAGGTGACGACTAATAGTTCGCCCAACAAACGAAGAGATAGAAGAACGACAGAATTTCATGCAACAGATTGCAGATTGTGCCAAGAAGCCTAGTCTATTCAGCAAGATATTCTTAAACCATGACCTGTTTGATTATAATATAAAATATGTAGACTGTCAGGACAGATTCATAGTGTATAGAAGTGGAAGACAGGTGGGTAAAACCATGTCAACTGCTGTAAAGGCAGTGCATTTTGCATTCTTTGCACCACTCATGCTAAAGACGGTAAAGAATGACTGTACAATAGTTATTGCTGCACCTACCCAAAATCAGGCAACAATCATGTTTGATAGGATTCGTTCATTGGTTATCAACAACGAGTTCCTCAAGGGGTATATTGTAAGAAACACACAAAGTGAACTTTGGCTTAACTTTTTAGACAATACTGGAATGAGCAAGATTATCACAAGGGCAACAGGTGAAACTGGTGTTGGATTGAGAGGTTACTCCCCACACGTTATTATCGCTGACGAATGTTCCTTCATCAAGACTGACATACTTAGGGCATTTCTTCCGTCTGGTATGGCTACACAGGCAAAGGTATGGCTTACATCAACACCCTTCTCCAAGGCAGGCTACTTCTATGAGGCGTGTATGAACAGCAAGCCTAACAACCCCACTGGAATGTGGACAGAATTTCATGTTAAATCCATGATGAACCCACTCATTCAGGAAGATCCTGTATTCATAGAGGAAATTAAACGACTTACCAAGGAAGAGTATGTGCAAGAGGTAGAGGGAGAGTTCCTAGATATAGGAGATGCACTCATACCTAACTCACTAATAATGGAGGCACTTACAGATGGACACCCAAAGGGCAGGGTAAAATACTATATGGGTGTGGACGTTGCTAGAACAGGTCGTGATGAGACAGTGTTTACAATAATAGGTGTAGATGAGGATGATGTGGTATATCTTGAAGAAGTATATGCGGAATCACAAAGCAATGTGGTTGATGTAGCAGGTAGAATAGGAGACTTTGTACAACAATATCACCTAGAAACAGTATTTATAGACGAGACAGGACTTGGTGGTGGGTTGGTAGACTTGTGTCGTGAACGTGACATTCCAACAAGAGGAGTCATGTTCTCATTGCAGGAAAAGGCAGACATGTACAAGAATCTCAGATTATTGTTTGAAAATCACAAGATTAAACTAAAGAATATTAACAAAATGGT